GCTAAAGTTGTTATTGAAAACCTTCCATTCTATATGAAACCAGGTATCGTTAAATACGATGTCATGAATGTTAAGTGTGATAACGGGTGTCGTCTAGTGGGTCAGTCAACTACTGCAAAGTCAGGTATTGGTTTTACGATTCATAACCTGTATCTTGATGAGTTTGCCCACGTTCATCCGAGTATTGTAGATTCATTTTATGAAAACGTTTACCCAACGTTATCGGCTTCTAAAGTATCTAGGATTAATATTACTTCAACACCCAATGGTTTTAATAAGTTTTATGAAATTTTTGCTGGTGCTGAAAGAGGTGAAAACGCATATAAGTCAACAAGAATTGATTGGTGGCAGCATCCGGATAGAGACGATGCTTGGTACGAACGTGAATTAGGCAACCTGGGTTCTGAAGATGCATTTAACAGACAATACGGTAATGAATTTGTCAGCTCATCAAATCTATTGTTTAGTCCAGCTACAATGAAAAAATTACGTAAGGGTATTACGGATTATGTTCATCATGACCTTGAAGATTTTGAAAATATTCATATCAATACTGAAGGGTTTTTATCTTGGCACCCAGAATTTGATCCAGAAATGGCTAAAGAGTCTGATAAGTATTTTACTTTTTCAATAGATATCGCAGAAGGTAATGGTGGTGATTATTCAGTTATCAATATGTTTGAATTGGTGCCTATTGAAGAAAAACAAATGGATGTACTATTAAATCCTAGTTCAATGCAAGACTTTTTTGGATTGAAACAGATTGGTATTTTTAGGTCTAATGAACATGTTATTGAAGACTTTGCTAAAATATTGTATACTTTATCTGTTGAAGTTTTTAATCCAGAGAATTTAAAAATGGTTATTGAATACAATACATACGGTTCTATTCTTATCAAATATCTAGAAACTATCTTCCCTAGAAGAAATGAGTTTGACGAAGAAATGATTGTTCGTTTTAAACACCGTCACGATGCAAGGGTACTTAAACAAGGTATTAGAGTTAAATCTGATAATAAGCCAGTGATGTGTCAGGACCTTAAAAAGATTGCCGAACAGAACAGAATTGTATTTGACGAAAGAACTACGGTTGAAGAAGCTTCGATGTTTGGTACTTTAAAAAATGGTTCATATGGTGGACAGCACGGTAACGATGATGTTATCATGAGCTGTGTTACTGTTTGTCAATTATTACAAACCGTTGATTATGCTGATATGGTTGAAGAATTATTAGACGTTATTGAACCAGAGCTTTACGAAAAAATGGAAACTGTTCTTAATAAAGACTTTGAAGGTGACGGTACCTTACAGTTTGATATTTATGACATTTTATAAGAATGTTCATATTAAAAAGAGATATATACATAAAATAAAAAATATAGTTATACATCATGGCACTAAGTCCACAACTATTACAATTTAAAAGTTCAGGTGTTTATAGACTAGAATTCGACAAGTCTCAGTCTGCTAATATTCCAGCGGAAACTTTAAGACTTGTAGTTGGTCACTCTAAAAAGGGACCTTACAATTCTCCAGTTTTAGTAAGCACAGTTGAACAATTTATTGAGGTTTTCGGTTCAATCGACAAAAACCTAGAAAAAAGAGGGATGTTCTTCCACAGATCAGCGCTAGCTGCTCTAACAAGAGGTCCAATCCTAGCACTTAACGTAGCTTCTTTTGATAATCTAGATACAATTGACTATGTTGCTCCTGTTACAAACGGTTCAGATGCAGCTGCAGTTGCTAAACTAGGTGATTCATCATATGTAAACTACTTTAATACAGAAAAATTCTGGTCACCTTCTGACGAGGCTTTAAATTCTGTGGTAGGTACGTTTGAAGATAATATCTTAAGATTTGCTAATATTAAACAAGATGACATTACTGTTATCGTAAGACAAGCGCAGGACGTTAATTCATTTAACATTCTAGCAAGAGACTGGTACGGTGAAGGAAATATTCCAGCATACCTAAATGCATTTGATTACATGTCAGACTTCATGGTTGACGTATTTGTATTCAAAGGCGGTTTCAGCGCAGCTGCAATGGCAACTGACCCAGTTTACGGTGAGTACTTTGACGCAGCAGGTCTTAAAAAAGAAAAACTAGATGAGTTTGCTGCATTAAGACAAGTATCTCTACTAGCGAAATACACAGGTTCTATTCTTCCTAACTTTATTGACAAAGAAGGTAATAATCTTTACATTGAAACTATTGTTAATTCTGAAGCTAGAAGAACAGGTTTATTCTGTGCAGTTAACGAAGACGCGGTTCTAGAAGATTTAGACCCAGTTGTAAGAGTTAATAAAGCTGACCTAGTTGGTCACACATACGGAGCTGGTGTTTCACACGAACTTCTTTCTTACAACCTAGGTGCTGACGAAAGATCTTACGACCTTGACGCTTACCTATCGTACAACAAAGCTACAGGTAATACTTCATTTGTAGAATTTATCGCATCTAATGGTTTAGGTGTATTAAATCTAGAAGCTGGTGATTACATTCTAGCACAAGAAGCCGGTAGAATGGTTAAAGTTTTAAGAATTGCTAAAGAAACTGTAGGATACGATGTTATTTACAGAGTATACACTTCAGGTGAAGCTGCAGCAACTTCAGACTTTAAAGGATACAAGTCATTTGAAAAAGCTGAGGCTAACTACGTACCATTTGTACTAGAAGGTGCTAATATTGGTGAACAAACAATCCAAGACTGTTTAGATGCTGTAGGTTTAGGTTCTGGTCTAGCTAACTCATTAGTAGATAAAGATGCTATCGACTTCAGATACATCGTTGATACTTTTGCGTCTTACGACAATGGTTCGTTACTAAACAAAGTACAACTTTCAGCACTAGCAAAAGAAAGACAAAATGCATCAGCTATCCTAAATGCTCCATTTATTTCTGAATTCAAGAAGTCAACTAATCCTTCTTTCACAGATGCTAACGGTGCATTCGATATCAACTTCATCGCTACTGGCGGTAACCTAGATAAGAATCCAACTTCTCTATTTGCTCTACCAGGTATTAACGATGGTGCTAACTATGCATTCTACTACACTGCTCTAGTTGCAAGAGAAAACAATAAAGATATTATTGTTCCTGCTGCGGGTTACGTGTCTAACAACTTTATCGATAAATACATCGATTCTTCACCATGGGCAATTGTTGCTGGTCCAAGAAGAGGTGTTATTTCAGGCGCTGGTATCGTAGGTGCTGAATATGCATTTGATAAATCAGACAGAGATATACTAGAACCATTCGGAATCAACCCAATCGTATTCCAAAGAGGTGCTGGTCTAACTATCCTAGGTAACAAAACTGCACAACAGTCTGTACAATCAGCTCTTTCTTCAGCTCACGTAAGAGAGGTTCTGATTTATATCCAAGACGGTTTAGCAGCTATCCTAAAGGATTACGTATTCGAGTTCAATACTCCACAAACAAGACTTGAAATCAAAACACTTGCAGATTCATTCATGGAATCAGTTAAAGCTGATGCTGGTGTATATGATTTCAAAAATGTGATTGACACTACAAATAATACAAACGAAGTAATTGATGCAAACATCGGTATCCTAGATACATTTGTTGAGCCAGTTAAAGGTTTAGAAATCGTTGTTCAAAGAACAACAGTTTTAAACACTGGTGAAATTGCGTCAGGTAACTTCAGTTAATCAGATATATAAAAAAAGATTATAGAAGATATGCCACTTCCACATTATTCACAAGATCAAACTAGCAGAAAAGGTAGAAACTTTGAACCAGTACAACAGTCACTGTTTGAAGTAACTATTCTTCCACCTGCAGGAGTTCAAGGTGCTAATATGCTATTACAGCAAGTAAATTCAATTTCAGGTCTTGAAATTAATAAAGCTATTGGTACTCAAGAACAAAAGTTTAAGTTTGTAACTCGTTCATTTGCATCTCAACCAGAGGGCACTTCAATCGACTTAGGTATAAACTTTTCACTTAACTTAAACGATGCTAACCAAGCGTATGTTTACAAGACACTAAAAGATTGGTACAACCTAATCTACAATGCTAATACTGGCGAGATGGGTCTTAAAAAAGATTACGTAGGTACTATTATTGTTACTCAATTCAATAGAAAAGGTGACATTTTTAGAACAGTAACTCTAGAAGATTGTTTTATTTCATCAGGTCTTCCATTCCTAGAAGGAGGCGACTATTCAGACGCTGCACCTCAAGTTATGGATGTTACTTGGAGATGTGATAACTTCAAAGAAGAACTTGCTTAATTTAGTAGTATTTAAATTTAATACAGAGAGCAGGCTAA